CGCGCGGCACTTGGAGCGGCTCTGGCGGTACGGTGGCGGGCCCCACTGCCTGGTCGTCTCTCGGCACTACCCGAGACTGGACGCTCACTGTGACGAGCGGAACCATCACCCGCACCCTTGCGCTCGAGATCGGCCTCGCCGGGACCAGCACCGCCATCGCCAGCGCCACCATCACGTTTGAAGTCGACAGCGCGCCGTAGGAGGCCACATGAACGACTCCCTCCACCGTGAGATGGGAGCTCACGAAAAGGCCATTGAGACACTCGAGCGGGAAGTGCGCGAGATGCGCGCCTCGCTGGTGCGAATCGAGGCCACGCTGGCCGAGACCAAGGGCGGCGTGCGAACGCTGCTCGGCGTCGCATCGGTGGCCGGCGCGGTCGGCGCCGGGCTCGTCAAGTGGATGACGTACCTGAAGACGGGTGCCTGATGACTCCCGCGTTTCTGCGCAGCGTCAGCCGCGTGCTGAAGCATGAGGGCGGCTACGTCAACGACCCGCGCGATCCGGGCGGCGAGACAAAGTACGGCATCAGCAAGCGCGCGTACCCGAACGAGGACATCGCGAACCTGACCCCCGAGCGGGCGATGGAGCTGTACCTGCGCGACTACTGGGAGCCGGTGAAGGGCGACCAGATGCCCGAGCCCATCGCGGCGATGGTGTTTGACATCGCGGTCAACCAGGGCGTCGGCACCGCCATCCGGCTGCTGCAGCGCGCTGTGGGGACAAAGGAGGACGGCATCCTCGGCCCGATTACGCTGTCCGGCACCCTCAAGCAGGGGCTGCTCGCCAAGCTCGCCACCGAGCGCGTGCTGGCCTACGCAAAGACAAAAAACTTCGACGTCTACGGGCGCGGCTGGGTGCGGCGCACGCTCGAAACAGCGCTGGAGGTGAACGCATGACTCCAATTCTCGGCGGCCTGCTCGATGCAGGCCTGAAGATTCTCGAGAAGGTCATCCCTGATCCGGGCGCGAAAGCCCAGGCGCAGCTCGAGCTGCTCAAGCTCCAGCAGGCCGGCGAGTTCCGGCAGATCGAGGCTGACCTGCAGGTCATGCTCGCGCAGACCGAGGTCAACAAGGTCGAGGCCGCGCAGGACAGCTTCCGCGGCGGCTGGCGCCCGGCGGTCGGCTGGGTCTGCGTCTCCGGCATGGCCTACACCTACCTCGGCCAACCGCTGCTGGCGTGGGTCTCGGCGACGAACGGCTGGGCCGTGCCGCCGACCATCGACACCTTCGACCTGCTGATCATGCTCGGAGGCATGCTCGGTTTCGGCGGGATGCGCAGTTTCGAGCGCATCAAAGGAAAGGCCTGAACATGGCCGCCTCAGCCCGGAAGAGGCGGCCAAAAATCCCCAAGACCTTCGCCGTGATGGGGCACACCATCACGGTCAAGCGCATCCCTGCGTCCCGTTGGAAGGCTGGGAAAAGCTGTGTCGGTTATTTCGACCCGGCCACGCTCACCATCGCCGTGTGCGCCGGCATCGCCCCGACCGCGCAGGAGCAGACGTTTTGGCATGAGGTGACTCACTGCCTGCTGTTCGCGCTCAACTCACCCCATTACGAAAACGAAGAGTTCGTTGACCAGGTCGGCGGGCTGCTTCACCAAATTGTTTCTTCGTTGGAGTTCTGACATGCCTCAGAAGGTCACGGACGATGAGTTCATCTCCGCATGGAACCGGCTCAAGACTCCGCAAGGGGTTTCTCGAGTCACCGGCCTGACCGTCCGCTCCGTGCAAGGCCGCAGGCAGCGGCTGATAGAGCGCGGCGTGACGCTGGTGGCAAACGACAACGCCAAAGCCTACTCGCCGTCCTCTCCGCAGAGCATGAAGGCAAAGGCACTGCATGAGCTCGCGGCGCGCCGCTTCACGCACATGGAGCGCGACATGGACGCGGTGCTTGAGAACGGCACCGCGCTGGTTTTCTCGGACGCGCACTACTGGCCGGGCGAGCCCAGCGTGGCGCACCAGGCACTGGTGGCGCTTGCGAAGAGCCTGAAGCCGCAGCTGGTCATCGCCAACGGCGACGTCTTCGACGGCGCGCGCGTCTCGCGGCACCCGCGGATCGGCTGGGAGAAGGCGCCGAGCGTGCGCGAGGAGATCGAGACAGTCTGCGCCCGCCTGCGCGAGGTGGAGCGGGCGGCGCCTGACGCGGAGCTGATCCGCACCGCCGGCAACCACGACCTGCGTTTTGAGTCGTACATAGCGGCCAACGCGCCCGAGCTCGAGGGCGTGCACGGCACCAGCCTGATGGACTTCCTGCCGCACTGGCGCGCCGGCTTCGCGCTGCACATCAACCGCGACAGCCCCGGCTGGACGGTGGTGCGGCACACGCATGTCGCGGGCGGCGTGCACTCGGCCTACAACAGCACCCTGCGCGCCGGCCTGAGCTATGTGCACGGGCACCTGCACAAGCTCCAGGTGGTCCCGTTCGGCGACTACCGCGGCCGGCGGTATGGCGTGGACACTGGCACGCTGGCCGAGCCGCAGGGGCCGCAGTTCGGATACACCATGTGCGGCCCGACCAACTGGTGCAGTGGATTCGCTGTGCTCACGTTCCGGGATTCACGGCTGCTGATGCCGGAGCTCGTCGAGGTCATCGGCGGCGAGGCATGGTTCCGCGGCGCGCGCGTGCCCTTGTAAATCGTCCAGCAGGCGGAGGATTTACTCGGTCGCCTGAGCAAAATTACTCAATGGGCACTGTGGCGTAACTGTGCCGTAGGGGTGGGAAAAACAGGGCCTGTAGGGCTCAACGGGTCCAGCGTAACTGCTTGAACTCATTGATCCTACAGGCCCCCACTTGCCCCTCATAACCCGAAGGTCGCAGGTTCAAATCCTGCCCCCGCTACCAATCAAATCAAGCACTTACGAGCGGTGTGAGAGAGGCAAAAAGGTCGAGTGTGGCGTAGGTGTGACGCGACATTCGGCCTTTTTCCTTTTTGTGGCCTTGCCGAATAGCGCGCATTCTCATTTGTGAGGCGTCAGTTCAGGTTGACCGAGAGCCGCTCGGCTGCGGTCACCAGGTGGGCGCTGGGCAGGTGCACGTACCGGTCCACCATCTGGTTCGACTGCCACCCGCCGAGGTCCTGCAGGGTCTTCCGCTCGGTCCCGGCCATCGCGTGCCAGCTGGCGAACGTGTGCCGGATGTCGTGGAACCGGAACCCGGCCGGCAGACCCGCCCGCGCCACGTACCGCCGCCAGGAGTGGGTGCAGGGGATCGAGACCGGGAAGACCCGCTCCTCGCCCTCAACCCGTGGCTGGCTCTCAATGATGGCGCGGGCCTGCGAGTTCAGCGGGACCACGATCAAGTTGCCGGCCTTGGTCTCGTCCGGGGTGACCCACGCCACCGACCGGGGCAGATCCACCTGCGACCACTTCAGGCCGAACACATTGCCCTTGCGCAGCCCGGTCATGAACGCGAACGCAATCGGCGCCTGCAGGAAGTCCGGGACGGCATTGACCAGAGCCTTCGCCTGCTCCGGGGTGGCGATGCACATGCGCTGGGTGGCGCGCTTGCCCTCGCCGTAGGTGCGGAAGCTCGGCACCGAATCAATCCACTCCCACTCGTCCTTGGCCGTGTTCAGCACCGACCGGAGCGTGACTAGGTAGTTGTTCTTCGTGCCGGCCGACGCCGGGCGCATGCTCTTGCCCTTGCGCACCAGCAGCCCGTCGAGCTGCTCGGCGACCCACGCGCGGGTGAGCTCCCGCAGCTCGAGCCCCGCGGCGCGCTCGCACCACCACTTGAGGTGGTACTCGTAGTCCCGCAGGGCGCGGGCTTCGGCGTTCTCGGCCAGCCATTTCTCGGCTGCCTCGTCGAGCGAGCGCGGCGGCGCCTCGTTCAGGTGCTTCTGGCGCCAGAGCGTGGCCTTCAGTTGGTCGTGAAGTTCCTTCGCTGCCGCGCGATCAGATGTTTCAGCAGATTGCCGGAGTCGGCGACCGTTCGCCGCGACGTCAATCCACCAGACGTTGCCTCGTTTGAAAAGCGACATGGTTTCCTCGTTTCAGTGTTGCGTTTGACAGACTCACGAACCTCCGCGACATCGACGCGCCACGCTCTCCCGAACCGGTAGGCCGGGACTTCGCGACGGTCAATCAGGCGGCGGAGCGTCTTTACGCTAACACTTAGCCGCCCGGCGGCGTCAACCAATGAGACTAGCTCACTGCGTTGGGATTGTATCAACACTGGGGGCACTCCTCAATTCGCCCGCCATCAGCGGAAGAAAGTGCTCAAGCTTGAGCACCACCCGCCAGGGCTGGCCGTTCTGTCTGTACGCCACCACCGGGATGGCGTCCGGGTCACCCGCGCAGGCCGCCTCGACCTGCCGGCACCAGGCGGGCAGGGCGAGGGTCTCGCGCCGCTTGACCTCGAACCGGAAGTTCTGGACCTGCACATCGTCGCCGGAGTCGCGAGCCTGGCCGAGCTTGCGCTTGACCACCTGCCCGAGCTGGTCGGCCAAGAGCGAGCAGAACTCGCGCTCCGCCGCGGCGCCCTTCGTTCGCTGCGACTTGCCCATCAGGTCATCGCCCAGAAGACGCGCGCGGCCACCGCCCAGACCGCGCCCAGCAGGGCGCCGACGAGGATCCACAGGAACAGCAGGATGCCGCCGTAGACGATGATATTCGCGAGCAGGTCGATTGCTTTGATCATGTTTTTCATGCTTTCGACTCCGGCTTTGGGGTGGGCCACGGGTTGCGGCGCCAAGGGTGCTTCTTGGTGGGTTTCTTGGGGGTCGGGTTCCGCGCCCGCTTGATTTTCACGGCCCGCCCCGCGGATCAGCGCCGGCCAGCATCGCCACGTACCAGCCGGCCTTCGCGTAGTCCTCGGCGCGGCCCTTGTGCTCGGCCCGGCTGAGGTACTTGATGGCGTTGCCCTTGCAGAACCCGCGGAACTCGTCCGCGGTCAGCTTCGCGCGCAGGTAATCGATGGTCTCGATGCCGCCCACCTTGTAGTGGGCGGGGTTCACGTTGTCGTTCACTTTCCACCTCCAATGAACGAGATGTCGTCATCGAACGGAACGGGGTCGGGGCACGGGATCTTGGCGAGGTCCACCGCGCGCTTGCGGCCGGAGCTGCTGCGCACGGTCGCGCCGAAGGTGGCCCGCATCGCCTGAACGGTCGGGTCCACCACAATCGACTCGACGCTGGCGTGCAGCTCGGCAGAGCTGAGCCCGCCGGAGCCGTTGCGGAAGGTCTTGCCCGTGGCCGTGTGCTTGTATTCCACCCAGCCATTGCCGCCGTCGAGCGGCTCGCCGTAAGGCACCAGGGCGGGGATGAGCAAGTGCTCACCGCATCCCTTGAGCTGCTCCGCGCGGCTCAGCTCCTTGTCGTGGATTTCGCACCGCCATGAGCCATTGCCAACAGGCGAGGCATGGCAACACGTTCGGCAGTTCGGCTCCGCGACCCGCTTCTCATGGCAGATCGGGGCGTGCTGGCACCCCTTGCACTTCCAGAACGCAGGGTCCTCGCTCAGCTTCGGCGGCGGGTCGTTCATCTCGACGATGCGCTTCCCGCGGGCCAGAGCCTCCTCGGCCACCGTCTGGTCGTAGTGCACCCACTCAACGTAGATGTCGTCGGTGTCTTTGTTCACCGCGTAGTAGAGCGCGCGCTCCAGCTGCAGCAGGTGCATGTAGACCTGCATCTGCACGTAGTGCTGGGGCTTCGACGCCTGCACCTTCTTCGCGACCAGATCCGCGAAGCTCTTTGAGCTGTGGGTCTTGATCTCGAGCACCGCCCAGGTGCCGGGGCTCTCCGGGAAACCCTTGCCGATGCCGTCAACCGAGCCGCCCACATGGCCGGTCTCGTCGCGGCAGTCGATCTGCTTCCCGTTCTCGTCGGTGTAGAGCTCGACGCCGATGCCGCGCAGCTCCTCGAAAACGGTCGCCTCCTCGCGCTTGCCGCGGTCGAACACCCGCAGCAGCTTGCCGGTGAAGGTCGGCGTCCAGGCATTGCGGAACAACAGCCACAGGTGGCGGTCGCAGTCGTGCCCGAGAACACTCGCGCCCAGATGGGCGCGGTGCTCCTGCGGCTGCTTACCTCGCCATTCCAGCACCCGCGTGGCGGTCGAGTGCTGGCGCTCGGGGAGCGCAGCCATGGGTTAACGCTCCCAAGGCTTCTTGCTGCTGGCCGCCGGGGCCGCCGGGGCCGGGCGCGGGGCGGCCGGGGCGCCGCCGCCGGACCAACCGCTCGACATGTACGAGACGACGCGGTTGCGGTCCGGGTCCTTGCGGTCGATGTCCACGCTGACGCTGAACGGGCGGTCGTGCAGCTGGAAGGTGTCGGTCATGTTCTCGACCCCGACCGCCTGGCACAGCGACTGCAGCTGCGCGAGCGCGATGTCCTCGGCCTGCTTGTTCGGGTTGCTGATGTTCAGCCGGTCCCAGATCCGGCGGCCGGCGAACTGGCCGTCGATGATCTGCAGCGTGAGCTCAATGTACTGGCCGTTGCCGGCCTTGGTCGGCTTGATGTCCGAGTCCATCACGATGGCCGCGTACGTGCCCTTCGGGAGCGGCGAGCGGGTCGGGGTGGCGGCGGGGGTGTGTGCCGAAGCATTGAAATTGAACTGAGCCATAACAAATGGTTTCCTTACTTTTGGTTTGCGATGGCGGCGACAAACGCTTCCCAAGAGAGCGGGATGCTCTCGGGCAGCGCGTACCGGTTTTTAGCCTGGAACGCGGGGCGCTCCGAGGTGTAGAGCAGGCGTTCGCCTGTGCTGATGCCTCGGTTTGAGGTCTTGTTAAATCCAACGTCGTCTTTCTTCACAATCGTGCGGTAGTTCGCAAAAAGCACCGCGTCGCACCACTCGCGCACCAGCGCGGAGCTGCGCTCCTGCAGCTTTACCTGGTACCGGTCGTAGGGCTCAACCTCGGGCGAGTCGAAACGCTTGATCGTGGTGTGCGCGATCAGCACCACGGCCATCCCGCGGTCATTGCGCAGCGCGTTCAAGCCCTCAAGGACCTTGCGCCAGGCCTCGGCCTGCAGGATGGCGGCCTTGCCGTAGGCGAGGTCCTTCGCGTCGTGCTTCGACTCGACGCTGCGCACGATGTGCGTCTCCAGCCAGTCTAGGCTGTCCACGACCACCGTCCGGAAATCGTGCTGCTCGGTGTAGAGCGAGGCGATGGCGGACATCACATCGTCCACGCTCTGCGCGAGCGGGAAGTGATCCACCTGCAGCGACCCGAGACCGTCCTCGGTCTGGATGAAAATGGGCGCCTCGGCGCCGGCGGCGAAGGTGCTCTTGCCGATGCCCTCGACGCCATAGATCAGCACGCGCGGTGCCGCGATCCGCTCGTTCCGGCGGATGGATGCGAGATTGAAAGCCACGGTCATTCCCCCTGGTCTGTGACTTCGACGACGACGTAGGTCTTGGCCGGCTTGAGCGTGATGGCCGGCGAGAGCGCCGCCCAGACGTCAGGGCGGTCGATGCGGATGGCGCGTAGCAAAGGCTCGTCGGCCTCCAGCTTCACGCGGATCGGCCGGAT